TCGTTGTCAGCGGTGCCGACGCGGAGTTCAGTTTCCAACAAGCGGGTTGCAACGAATTGCAGTGCAGGTGGAACCACCAGTTTCTTGGGCTTGGCTGCGATCAGCAGGCCGCGTTCGTCTGTCCAAGCAGCGATCTGAATGACGGCGTTTTCCAACGAAGTCTCGTTCAGGTCGGCAGGAGTAGCCGGACGGTTGCTGTTGACGCCACCAGAGATCAGCGGGTGAGCTGTCGAGAACAAGGTCACGCCGTCGCCGTAAGTGACGCCAGCGGTGAAACCAGTGTTCAAGATGGCTGCAGCCTTGACCTGCTTGGTGTACGACATACCACGGGCCAGAGCTTTGGTGTATCGGCTGGACAAGCTGTCATACAGGTTGTCTTCGATGGCTTCTTCAGTGATGGAGAAGCCCAAAGCGATGGTTTCGTGGGTGTAGCGAGCAGTGAAAGCTTCCTGCGCATTGTCATAAGCAATGGCAGCGCCTTCGTTCTTCACCGGAGCGGCGGAGAAGCCAGACAGCTTGGTTTCTTCTTCAAAGCTACGCTCCGATGTCTCGGTTTCGTAGATTTCTTTGTGCTGCTCGCCGTAACGGGCGTACTCCAGACCAAACAAAGCGTTCAGGCCGGGGAGCAATTCTTTCAGCAGTTGTGCGCGTGAAATAGCCATGATTTACTCCTTAGACACCAGTGGTGTTGTTGTACTGGTGTGTGTTGATTTTCACCAACAGCTCGGTGTATGTGTCAGCAGCAGTAGCTGTCTCAGGCACAACGTCGATCACACGAATTGGGAGGGTGGCAGTAGTGCCAGCGCCAGTCAAAGTGACGGCGAAAGCAGAATTACCGGTGGTGGTGTTACCAGCGTTCAGAACGAGCGCAAGGTTGGTGCCAACAACAGTACGGCCAGCGGTGCCCATGGTGGTGCCAGAGGTCACAACAGCGACCTTGAACAAAGCCATCGGGTCATCGACAACGTAGGCCAGCGCCAGATTGGTGGACGTAGATGCCAGCGCGGGGATGAACTGACCTTGAACGGTTTGACCATTCGAGTTCACGTACTGACCACCCATGCACACGCCAACAATGTTGCCAGAGTCAGTTGTGGTGGATTTAACGAGATAACCATCGCTGTTGATCACAACGGTGTCGCCATCAAAAATGGCGGTGCCGAAGCCAGCAGCTACGGGAATCTGACGGATTGCACCTGCGTACGGCATGCCATCAATACGATTGATTGCTTGCAGGCCGTAGGGTGCCGAAACGGTGGGGTAAGCCATGTTTGGACTCCAAAAAGTTTATATACCTTTACCGAAAGTAACCTTCGTGCTCCGCTCTTTGAAAAGCGGCATACGGGGGTCATTTTCTCGCATGTAAGCGTTGTCCACTGACTGCATCTGCGATTCGGCTTGTTGGCCGTAATGCGCGTTCCGCTGTTCAATGAACTCAGCAGGTGTTTTGCAAAGAAGCAGACCGCCAACACAAATCGAGTCTGGGAATCGACCATTGGTCTCCCCGAACAACTGGATTTCTGGGTGATCAGACGCCTTCACGGGTTCCCATCCCTCGCGGAGTTTGGATGAAATGTTACGCGGATCATCTGCGTTTAGAGTGCTCACACGAATCCAGCGATAAGCGTACCCGGCCTCCGGTGTGGGGTCAGGTAGAAGCTGGGCAGGAGCCCATTTGGTAGGGCGCGCTGCGGTCACTCGTGTTTCGTTATCACGCTTGGTACGAAGTTGTTCCGTCATGTTCATTTCCTCATTTCTTCCGCAACCTTGCGTGCATAGAGTTCCAATGGAACGCCGAGCCGCTTGGCGATTTCGACCTGCGATTTGGTAAGTACGACCTTTCGGGGCGCAGTACTCCTCGTTGCCGGTGCGACAACATTCGATCGTTTCGAGGGAGGGTTCGCATCCCCCGGGTTTCCAGACTCGAATACATCTGGGAACCTTGCCCGCATTTCAGCATCGATCTTTTCGTAGTAATCACTGCTGCCTGCAGGAAATCCTTCGGACACAATCTCCTCGTGCAAGCCAAGGGCGTAAGCCGTCAGCTTTCTGTTGGGCCCAAACCAAGTGTTTTGCTCTTGCCATGCAAGGAGTTTGGGATCAACACGCGGAGATTCTTGCCGCTGTGCTGGCATTTGTACCTCAGTTTCCTGCTCTTGTAAAGCGGGAGGTCGGAAACTGTTGATTTTGTCGGCCTTCATTTTGGCCGCGGTCATGGCCTCCTGCGCCGCTGCGAGCGCATCAGAATCGCCCGACTCGTACGCCGTCTTGAACTGGCGGCGGGCCTCGTCCAAGTCATTGGCCACGTTGCGCTTGGCCTGTTCCAACAGCGCAGTTTGGTTGGTACTCAAGGAGCCCTTGAGCTTCTTGTTCTCCTCGACGATGGCGTGGGCAAGGCGAATGGCCTCATCCTTTTCGCGCAGCGCCGCCTCTTTGGCCCGGCGCTCTTCGTGGTAGCCCTTGGTGAAGTGCTTGATGCGCTTTTGGACGCCCTCGTCGTACTTGGCCAGCTCGTCATCGGTCACGTCCTTGGGGGGCGTTTCCATGGGCTTTCGGCCGCGGTCCGCCTCCGGGGTGTCGTCAACGATTTCGACTTCCGGTTCGGGTTCAGGTGTGACCACCCGCCCGCCGGCGCGCGCGTTCTTTTCCTCGATCTCGTCGGGAAACTCGAATTCGGTTTTCTCTATGTCGGCCATGGTGTCTCCTTAAACGCGCTGGATGCCGCGCGGGTCTTGGACCACCGCCTCGACAGAATCGTCGTTGATCAAGCGCCACTCAGTGCCGTGGATTTTCATCCGCGTGCCGCTGTTGGGGCGCACCAGAACAAAGTCGCCTACCTTGCAGCTCGGGCCGCTGGGGAAACGCTTTTCGTCCTTGAACGCATCGGGACCCATCTTGGCCACAAACAGCACGGGCGACAGCAGTTCTTCGAACTGCATGGTCTGGCTGGCTTTGAGCAAGCCGCCCTCGTACTCTTCTTTGGCCTGCGGGAGCATGCACAGCAGGTGGTAAGTGGCTGGGTCAGGAATTTGCTTGGCTTTGTCCTCAACGGGCTTGTTGAGAATGCCCGACAAATCGACCGCTTGGGTGTCGAAGTTAGTCATCGTCGTTGTCTTTCAGTTTACGCACGAGGTCGCCAAGTTCAAGCTGTGCGGTCTGGAGACCTCGGATGACCCCGCACAACTCTCGGTAGTGGGCGTAGTCTTTCGGCTGCCCAGCCACCAAAGCTTCTGAATGACTTTTGACTTGCTCCTCAAGCTTTCGGTCGAGGAGGTCCCAAATTCGCATGTCCATTATTCACCTGTGCCCGCGGGCGGTTGGTTTGCGCGTTCCATCAGCTTGACCTGCATCTTCATGGAGGCCTCCTGCTGCTTCTGGGCCATTTTTTGATCAAATTCCTGCTGGCGCTGCGCCATTTCCTGCTCGTGCACTTGGCGCTCCATGGCCATTTCCTGCTGCATTTTGGCGGCGGCAAGCTCTGGGTTCTCGCCTTGACGGCTGGCCAGCTCTTGCGCTTTGAGCTGCAGCTCCTGCCCCTTGAGAGCCAGATCGCCCTGCACCTTCTGGGCCTTGGTCTGCGCGTCCTGCTGCTTGATGGCCAGCTCCTGCTGCTGCATCTGCACGATCGGGTCCTGCGCCTGCTGCTGGGCCTGCTTCTGGGCGGCTTCCCCCTGATGCATCTGCGTGAGCTGCTGCGCTGCTTGGGCGACCAGCTTGGCCAACTGCACCTCGACCTGCTCTGGCAACTCTGCGTTGGGTGCGGGCAGCGACGCGCCAAGGCGCTCTTCGATCTGGTTGCGGTACTGGAACGCGACGTGCTCGGCAACGTGCGCCATGATGGCCGCTTGCATCTGCTGCGCCATGGGGTTCTGGCCCATCTGGCCCATGACCAGCGGGTCCTGCATCATCGACGTGTGCACCGCGATGTGCGCGTCGTGGTCTTGGTAGATGAACGCCTTGGTGGGCTTGCCAGTCAGGAACGCCATGTTCTCGCTGATCGGGTCGCGCGGCTTCATATCGTCGTCGACCGGCACCAGCTTGTCGGCGTTCTTGATCCCCAGCACCTCCAGCATCTGGCGGTGCAGCTGCGGCAAGTCGTAAATCTGCGGAGCGCCTTGGGCCAACTGGATCGCAGCTTGGTACTGCATGATCCGCTGGGCCATGGTCGAGCTGTTGGGGTCCGACACAGGAATCACTTCCACCATGTCGTAGTCTTCCCGCTTGGCTTTGGGGTTGCCGCCGTTCGGGACGTATTCGTAGTCGCCCGGAGTGTTGTCCCGGATGATGACCTTCAGGAGCTTGAACTCCTCCTTCATGGCGTAGTGGACCCGCGCCTGCACCGCGCTCATGGTTTTGAGCTGGCGCTCAAGGATGGCCAGTGTGGTGCCCACGGGCGCGTTGGCGCTCATGTCGCTGACCTTCATGTCGGCCACGGAGCCAAGGCGGCGAGCCTCCTCCGTGATCTGGCTCAGCAGGGCCATCAGAACTTGGCTGGGCTCCTTGTACGGCAGGGGCATGATGTTGTCACGCACGGTGCCGCTGGTCACGTCCACGTCGCGGAACTCACCGGGGGCGATCGGGGTGTCGTCGCCTTTGATGCGCAGGCCGCGGGACTTCAAGCCACCGGGCAAGTTGCTCAGCGTGCCGGCGTCCACCAACTGGCGGATCAGCGACGTGCCCGCGCGGGCGTAGCCACCGATGATGTGGATCAGGCCAAGGCCATACACACCGAAGCCGGGCACGTAGGTGTACTGCACGAAGTGCTGGCGCTTGAGTTTGAGGGGGTCGCTCTCGTTCCAGTTGCGGCGCACGGACAGCACCTGCGATGTGCCCCGGTCGATGGTGATGACGTAGGGGCGCGCGATGCCGTCAGGGTCTTCGTAGCCGGGCAGCTCGTAGTCGACGCACATCTCGAGCACCTGATACCGGCCGTCCTCGCTGAGGGTAAACCCTTGGTCTTCAGCTTTCTGCTTCTCGATGTCGGAGAAGAACGTGGCGGGCTCGCCCAAGTCCACGTCGCGGTAGAAGCCCGCGGCCTGCAGTTTCTTGATCTCGTTTTTGGTCTTGCGCATCACGTGGGTGACGCGCTCAGAGGTGCGGGCGCTGGATGCGCCGTACGGAATGATGAGGTCTTCGGCCGGGACAAACACTGCGGTCTGGCGATCAATGCTCGGGTCAAAGTAGACCTTCTTGAACGCGGCACCGGCCAGACCCAAGTTGTACAGCATGCGCTCGTGCTCGGGGCGGTACTCCGGCATCTCTTCCGTGAGCTTGTAGTTCATGTCCACGCGCACGCGCTCGGCCGCTTCTTCCTTGAGCTTGTCGATCGCGCCGATGATTTCCGTTTTGACCGGGCCCTGCGCCGGGAACGTCTCGATGATCGTCTCGGACTGGAAGCGAATCGCGGCCTCAGTCAGCACGGTGGAGTACACCCCGCAGGCGTTCTCCCACGGCTCCGTGCGCTCTTCGTACTTCATGCCCAGCACTTCGAGGCCCTTGACGTACATGTCCACCCACTCTTTGCGGGAGGCAACGTCGGTGTCGTACTCGCTCAGCAGGTCGCTGGCCAGCGTGCCCAGCTCCCCGTCGTCCATGGCATCGGCCAAGTTGGCGTCGAACTCAAGGGCCTCGTCCTCCCCCGCCATCAGGTCGATCTCGAGCCCGTCAACGCCAATTCTTACGCCCTCGGGGTCTTCAATCTCAATCTCGATCGCTGGGGTGTCGTCTGGAGTAATGCCTGAGAGCGCCCCCAAGCCCAACGGGGCCGGAGTGAGCGAAGAGGTCATGCTGTTTGCTGCTGCCATGGTGAATCCTAATAATACGCAGCCCGGCGGGCCCGCTGGAAGCCTTCATTATCCTCGTGGTCGGTGCTCAGGCGCAACAGGCCACCTTTTCGCACGCGCATCAGGGCCAGCGTCATCGTGTCCACCTCGTCGTCGTGCTCACCGGCCGGGAACGCCAAAATCTCCTCGACGGTCTTGGCAGCCCACGCGGTCTCAGGAAACCAGACGTGGCCGGAGGCGAACATGTCCGCCACGGCGTTGAGCCGCGCAATCTTGTCTTGGCCTTTGCCCGGGCTGAAGTCCTGCACGAAGATGCCCGACCTGCGCATCTCGTCGATCAGCGGCTGGCCGCTGGCCTTGGCCTCCACCACCACAGAGTCCGGCTGCCACTCACTGTACTGGTCGTGGGCCATCTGCTTGAGCTCCGGGAACTCGTACTTCCCCTTGACGGAGTTGAGCAAGATGACGTTCTGGGTGCCGTTTTCCTCGTTGAACCACACGCCCCATGTGTGGCACACAGAAAAGTCCGAGCGCTCTTTGGTGGTGAGCGCCGTGTCGAACGCCTGCACAAGGAACTCGCACTGCGGCGGGTCCTCATGGGTCCACCACTTGATCCAGTCGCGCTTGATGATCGCAGCTTCGGCCGCGGTGGGGTTCTGCTGGTACTGGGCATACCACTGCCACATGATGTGGTGCATCGACGCCCGGGTCTGCTGCAGGCTCTCGAGCGACCACTGCTCGGGCCAGATCGATTTCTCGTTTTCGGTGCCCTCGTTCAGGATGGCCGGGAACTCAAACGCCTCGTAGTTGTCCCCGCCCTCGTTCATGGCAGAGTCTTTGAGCAGCCGGCCGATCAGGTCCCGCTGGTGCCAGCGCGTGTGCAGCACGCAAATCTTCCCGTCCGGCATCAGACGTGTTCGCAAGCCGGCGCTGAACCACTCGTACACACCGTCAAGCGATGTGGTGTTGCCGCTCTTGATGTCCTGCTCAGACAGCGGATCGTCGGCAATGATCAGGTGTGCACCCCGTCCGGCCAGCGCGCCGCCCACACCGATCGCGAAATACTCGCCCCCGGCGGTGGTGTTCCACTGCTGCGCTGCCTTGGCGTCCGCAGCAATTTTGGTTTTGGGGAAAATCCGGGCGTACTCCGGCGACTGGATCAGGTTACGCACCTTGCGCGCCATGACCACGGCCAAATCGGAGGTATGCGACGCCACGATCACCTTGTGGTCCGGGTGCCGGCCGAGATACCACGCCGGGTAGTAGATCGAGATCATCTGGGACTTGCCCATCCGCGGTGCCATGGACACGGCAATGCGGTTTTTGACGTTCTGCTCGACGTCCATGAGGAGGTGGCCCAGCCGTTTGAGGTGGGTGCCAAACTTGTAGGACTTGTCGATGGCCGCAATGAACGCCAAGAAGTCGTCTTGGGCTGCAGCGATGGTTTTGCGCTCCTCCAGCTCGTCGAACATGGCCAACAGCTCCGCAGCTTCGGCATGGGGGAGGCTTTTCACCAATTTTTCGACGATTTCGGGCGTCAGCTGCATGGTTTACTTGGTGTCCACGTCGTCAACGGAGATTTCTGGCAGGCGGGAGGGCGTGTTTGGCACCACTTCTCCCTCAATTACGCGCGTCAGGCGCTCACGCAGCATCTGCTCGAGCTCTTCAGTCGGCCGATGGCGCATGGTGATCTCGGTTTTGTCCGTGAACAGCCCCACGTCGGAGATTTTGCCCAGCAATTCCAGCGATTTCATGCGAATTCGGGGGTCCGGGTTGGCCGTTTCGGCAATCAACTTGTTGGTGACGTAGGTTCTGATCTGGGATGCGGACTTGACCACCACCTTGTCGTACTCGTTGAGCAAGGACTGCAGGTATACAACCGTCTGGGGGGAGGATAAGTCTTCGTCAGAGGCCAGTTTGTTGCCTGCAAAGATGTCGCGGGCGTTGTCTTTGTCGAATTCCGTGATTTCGGACGGGTCCGGCAGGCTGTCGGTGTCTACGATTGCAGCCATGGCTGCAGCCACCCGGGTCTCAAGGGACTC